CCTGATATCGATGTCCTCGCCCCAGACGGTGAATTAATAGACGTAGGTGTAATAAATAATTGGCAAAATGAAGCTGATGGACTAAAAGATGATCACGACGCTTTAAATGAGTTTTACCGCCAATTCCCAAGAACTACAGAGCACGCTTTTAGAGATGAGGCGAAGGGAAGTATATTTAATCTAGTTAAGATATATGAACAAATAGATTATAACGACGATATGTCTAGAACTCTTGGAATCACAACTGGAAATTTTCAGTGGGTAAATGGAATAAAAGATTCTCAAGTTATATTTTATCCAGATCAAAACGGTAGATTTAAAGTTAGTTGGGTTCCACCTAGACAAATACAAAATAAAATAATATTAAAAAATGGTATACGATATCCTGGAAATGAACACATGGGGGCTTTTGGTTGTGATAGTTATGATATTAGCGGGACGGTTGATGGAGAAGGTTCAAAAGGAGCACTTCACGGATTAACTAGATTTTCAATGGAAGATGCTCCGGCTAATAGCTTCTTCTTAGAATACTTATCAAGACCACCTACGGCAGAAATATTTTTTGAAGACGTACTAATGGCATTAGCATTTTATGGGATGCCAATACTAGCAGAGAATAACAAACCAAGACTGCTTTATTATCTTAGAAGAAGAGGTTATAGAGGTTTTAGTATGAATAGACCAGATAAAGTTTGGAACAAACTTTCTGTAGCAGAAAAAGAAGTTGGAGGAATTCCTAATTCTAGTGAAGATATAAAACAGGCACACGCCGCGGCGATTGAAATGTATATTCAAGATCATGTGGGTATGAAGCAGGATGGCACGTTTGGAGATTTATATTTTAACACTTTGTTAAATGACTGGAGTAGGTTTGATATAAATAAAAGAACAAAGTTTGACGCGTCTATAAGTTCTGGTTTAGCTATTATGGCTAACAATAGACATTTATACGCTCCAAACGCAAAAGTAGAGAGACAAAAACTAAACATAAGCATATCCAAGTTTAAAAATGATGGTAATATGTCTAAAATAATTAAATAACAAATATGTTAAAATCAGGTATAACAGGTAGTTTTCCAAGTCAAGTTGTAAGTGATCTAGAAAAGATGACTGGAGAATATGGTTTAGAAGTCGGGAAAGCTATTTCTAACGAGTGGTTTAGCAATGGTAATTACAATAACAGATATTTAAGCACTTTTAATAATTTTCATAATTTAAGATTATACGCTAGAGGCGAACAATCTATTCAAAAATATAAGGATGAGTTATCTATAAACGGTGATTTGTCCTATTTAAATTTAGACTGGAAGCCTGTTCCAATTATACCTAAATTTGTGGACATTGTTGTAAATGGTATAGCAGAGAGAATGTACGATATAAAAGCTTACTCACAAGATCCACATGGTGTAAGCAAAAGAACAAAACACATGGAGTCATTGTTAGGTGATTTCCAAACTAAAAGTTTAAATGAGTTAGTTGAAGAAACTTTAGGTATAACTATTAATGAAAACGATAAATCTCAAATCCCAGGATCTGAACAAGAATTGGATCTACACATGCAACTCACATACAAGCAGGCTGTAGAAATAGCAGAAGAACAAGCTATAAATGTTTTATTAGAAGGAAGTAGATATGAATTAATAAAAAAACAATTTTACTATGATTTAGCTGTCATAGGTATGGGAGCTGTAAAGACAACTTTTAACTCAAGCGAAGGTGTTAAGGTTGATTATGTTGATCCGGCTAATTTAGTTTATTCATATACTAATTCTCCATATTTTGAAGATATTTATTATGTTGGAGAGGTTAAACAAATACCAATAAACGAATTAGTAAAACAATTTCCGGAACTAACACATGAAAATCTAGAAGAAATAATATCTCAAGGCGGAAATAAAGATGTATACGGTTTGAGAGATGAGCATGATGACGATAAGAATAAGGTTTCCGTATTATATTTTAACTATAAAACTCATATGAATGAGGTTTATAAAATGAAAGAGACTAGAAGCGGTGGAAATAAAGCTATTGAAAAAGATGATACGTTCAATCCACCAGAAGAAAAAGAAGGTGATTATGGTGCGCTTAAAAGATGTATAGAAGTTTTATTTGAAGGAGCTATGATTTTAGGTAGCGACAAAATACTTAAATGGGAAATTGCAAAAAATATGATGCGTCCTAAAAGTGATTTTACTAAAGTAAAAATGAACTACTCTATTGTAGCGCCTAGAATGTATAATGGCAAAATAGAAAGTCTAGTTGGAAGAATAACTGGTTTTGCTGATATGATCCAATTAACACATTTAAAGTTACAACAAGTAATGGCTAGAATGACACCTGATGGTGTGTATTTAGACGCGGATGGTTTAGCTGAAATAGATTTAGGCAACGGAACAAATTATAATCCACAAGAAGCATTAAACATGTTCTTTCAAACTGGTTCTGTTATTGGTAGATCGCTCACAGCTGATGGCGATCAGAATCCAGGTAAAATACCTATTCAAGAAATACAATCTGGAAATGGAGGTGCTAAAATGCAGAGTTTAATTCAGACTTACAATTACTATCTACAGATGATAAGGGATGTAACCGGACTTAATGAAGCTAAAGATGGTAGTACGCCTGATAAATATTCTTTAGTTGGTGTTCAAAAGTTAGCAGCGGCAAATTCAAACACAGCAACTAGACATATCTTACAGGCTGGCTTGTTTATCACGTCAGAAGTTTGTGAAGCATTATCACTTAGAATATCTGATATTATAGAATATTCACCTACTAAAGAAGCTTTTATACAACAAATAGGAGCGCACAACGTGGCAACATTGAAAGAAATGAGTGAATTGCATTTATATGATTTCGGTATATTTATAGAGTTAATGCCAGATGAAGAAGAAAAACAATTACTTGAAAACAACATTCAAGCCGCATTGGCCCAACAAACTTTAGATATAGAAGATGCGATTGATCTTAGAGAGATTAAGAGTATAAAGTTAGCAAATCAACTGTTAAAAGTTCGCAGAAAGAAAAAGTTAGAGAGAGACCAAAAAATACAGCAAGAGAATATTATGGCTCAAGCGCAAGCTAATACTCAGACTCAACAAGCTGCTGCTCAAATGGAAATTCAAAAGAAGCAATCAGAATCTCAATCAATGCAAGCGCTAGAAGAAATAAAGGCGAGATTTGAATCTGAAAGAATGATGCAAGAAACTGAACTTAAGAAACAATTAATGGATCATGAGTTTGAAATTCAGATTAGAATAGCAAAACTACAAGCAGACGCTATGAAATCGAAAGAAGACGGTAAAGAAGATCGTAAAGACGAAAGAACAAAAATACAAGCATCACAACAAAGCGAACTTATAGATCAAAGAAAAAACGATAGTCCCCCTAAAGATTTCCAGAAAGAATCTGAAGGAGCTATTGATCCATTAGCAGGAATGATGGGTATGTAACAAATTATTAACTATTATTATATTATATTATGGCAAAGAAAGAAAATGAAAAAGTAGAAAAGACTATCGAAGAGGTTGCTGAAAAACCTCAAGTAGACGATAAAGTTGAAAAACTTAAAGTTAAGAAAAAACCTAAAAAATTTGAAAAAACCCCAGAAGTTATTAAAGTTGATTTAAACAAACCAACTGAAGAGACTGTAGAAGAACCAGTAAAAGTTGATTTAACTAAAGAAGAATCAACTACTAAAGAACAACCTATAGTTGAAATTACAGAAGAAGAAGTTAAACCATCACCGTTACCAAAACAACCAGACTTACCTGAAAACATTCAGAAGGTTGTTGAGTTTATGAAAGATACTGGTGGTGATTTAAACGACTATATGAATCTAAATAGAGATTATGACGCTTACGGGGACGATGATCTACTTAGAACATATTATAAAGACACAAAACCTCACCTAGAAGCAGACGAAATTAATTTTTTAGTACAAGAAGATCTTGACTGGGATGAATCGGTGGATGACGAAAAAGAGGTTAAAAGAAAAAAATTAGCGTTAAAAGAGCAAGTTGCCAACGCTAAAAGCCACTTGGACGGGCTAAAGTCCAAATACTATGAAGATATTAAAATGGGGTCTAAACTCTCAGAAGAGCAACAAAACGCCATTGAATTCTTCAATAAGTCGAAAGAAGACAATCAGATACATGAGCAGGCTAAATCAGCGTTTTTAGAAAAAACTGAAGAGGTTTTTAACAATGAATTCAAAGGTTTTGAATATCAAATTGGAGACAAGAGGTTTAGATATAACGTTGGCGATGCTGAAAAAGTAAAAACTACACAAAGCGACATTAATAATTTCGTAGGAAAGTTTCTGAACGAAAATAGAGAAATGGAAAATGCAAGTGGTTACCATAAAGGCTTATTTACAGCGATGAATTCTGATGCAATTGCAAATCACTTTTATGAACAAGGTAAAGCTGATGCTTTAAAAGAAAGTATTGCTAAGTCTAAAAATGTTAGCATGGACCCACGCCAATCACATAGTGGAGAGGTTCAGTCTGGTATTAAAGTAAGAGTTTTAGGTGATAATTCTCCAGACTTTAAATTTAAAATTAAAAGTAAAAAATAACAATTAAAAATTAAAAATTATGGCAATTTCGAATCCTGGTGGAGGATTGAACAGTGTTGGTGCTGCAGTTAAGCAAACACTAGCTTCAAACTACATCGATTTTTTAGCGTCCGGTACTGCTGGATGGGCGCAACAATACCTGCCTGACTTAATGGAAAAAGAAGCTGAAGTTTTTGGAAACAGAACAATTGGTGGATTTTTAGAGCAAGTTGGAGCAGAAGAGAGCATGACTGCTGATCAAGTAGTA